GATCGTGACCAGGTCCGGCCTCACGGCAGGTTGAGCAGTTTGGAAGTGGTGTCTTGCCCTCACCGAGGACAAAGACGTGCCATCCCCAGTTGGAGTACATCACAGCGTAAGCGAGTTTGTCTATCTGGGCTGGTACAATTCCATCTGACACAGCGGCAAGTCCCTTCTGGAGGGGTTCCCAAATGGCCTGGCAGCCGGGAGCCCCTCTTGCATGTTGAGGGTGTCGGTAGCCGTAACACTACTACCGACACACCGCCCACTCTGACACTCCGCCGTACCTGACCTGGTAAGTTGTTGGTCTCGGCTCCGCTCGGTTGCGGAGGGGAAGATTCGCAGAACTGGACGGAGTCGAGGCATCGCGGGATAGTGGAGCTCGGTACCACGCTTGGCTCATACCCAAGAGATCGCAGGTTCGAATCCTGCTCCCGCTACGAGAGGTCCCACACGGGATACGCTATCGATGACTACGGTCATTGACTGCTAAGAGACGGTGCGCTGCCGGATAGCGCTGAGCACGGTCCGCCTCGCAACTAAGCTTGCCGGTTGTACGATCGATCCATCGAACGAAGGGAACGCAGCATGACGGCACCGGCGAAACCAGCCATCGCAACGTATCGACTTCGAGCGCGAGATGGCAGTGAGACTCGCATCGATGGTAAACTTCTCGGCAGCGGCACATCCGACGACGGGTATAAGCCACGCTGGACCGAGGTTGACCTGTACCGAGCACAGACGGGTGAGTTCTACGTTCACGTCCGTGGCTGCTCTGTGCAGGAAGGCGAGCAGACGCGCTACCGACTGCAGATCACGCGCTCTGCGTATGAGGTTGTTGAATTGCTGACCGTGGCACACAACGGCAAGACGTACATTCCGAGGCAGAGTGCGCGCTGCCTCGCGCAGGCCGCGCAATGGGATGAGGACATCAAAGACGCGTACATCAACCGGGCGGTGACGTAACTGTGCTTGCAGCCGTAGGAGCCACGATCTTTGCAGTGTGTATGACGGTTTCGGCGATCTTAGCCATCAGGCTCTTAGCGCCAAATCTCACGGCAACGGCGTGGCCACCGGCCTCGTCATTTGATCCTCTTCCACCGAGGTTGCGCGTTCTCGCCGAACACGGCTTTCGCGTGCAACTCATCAAGCGTCGCACGCTGCCCATCCGAACGCCGGGAGCGGCAATCGCGGCGAGTATGCCACCCGTCTTTCCCACGCTCCACATCAACGACATTCCCGCACATCTACGACGGGTGCATCGGTTTCTCCTTATGCTGGAGAAGCGCGTGCGGGACTGGCTCATACCCGACACCATACTCGACGACGTGTTGCTCTTTGAGTCCCAGTACGTGGGGGCTCACCGTCCACGTCGAGCTGTCGCTGCGCGCTGGGCCAAAGAGCCGACACAAAACTGGCCCACTCTGGCGACGACATCGGACTGGTATGATATCGCATCGAACCCGGCTGATCCGCGGCCTGAGATCTGCAACTACGAACTAAGAACTGTAGGAATTGAGGGAGTGTGCGATGCTGATACTCTTGGAAGGGCCGGACTGCTCGGGGAAGAGCACGCTGGCTGGGAGCTTAACGGCCGCAATTGCTGCGAGATACCCCGGCGACGAGGTGACGCTCTTACACCGGAGCTCACCGACGAGACACCCACTCCACGAGTACGTGGAACCACTACTGGAGTATCGTCCGAACTCAGGACAGCACATCGTGTGCGACCGGTGGCACCTGGGCGAGGTGATCTACCCGAGGGTGATGAACCGGAAGACGGATATGTCGACGGGAGTGTGGTGGTGGACGGAGCGATTCCTGGAGAGTCGGGGAGCGCTGACGGTGATCATCAACCCACCGACCTCAATACTCTTGAGCCGTTTCGACGCAAGAGGCGACGCATCCGTCAAGCGACACCAGCTTGAGGCAATCTCCGCAGCGTACGCAACACACATCCAGTGGCAGCACCGTCACTTCGATCATTCGCCCACAGTGGATGATGTCCTCGCTATGGCAGAAGGTCGTGAGACGTACGTGCCTCCCGCGTATGTGACGTACATCGGTCCAGCGCTGCCCAAGGCACTACTCGTTGGTGATGTGCGTGCAGATCTCGAAATCCTCGGAACCCAGGGTCCCGCGTTCGCGCCGTTCCCACTTACGAGTGGACTATACCTCACCAACACTGTCGCGGACATGCATCACGTTGGCGTGGCCAACGCGTGTGACGTGGATAACATCGACGTCATGTGGTACGACCTGGGTCAACCAACTCTCGTCGCGCTTGGGAAGGCAGCTGACACAAAACTCAAGCAACTTGGGATGGCACACGGCGCGGTGCCACACCCGCAGTACATGCGACGATTCCACTATAAGCACATGGGTTGGTACCGTAACCTCATCAACTCCGCGATCACGAGCGAACGGGATCTCCTCATATGTCGACCATCCTGACCGGGGCAGACGGACAACACGCATATCGTGGCGTGGTTCAGCATGTACTCCGTCGCGGTCGGCTGCGCTCACCGCGCGGACGCACCACGCTCGACGCAGGATGCGTGATCATTGAACTCGCATCACCTCGGCGCGCACTCCCGCTGGGTTGTGGTCGCGACCTCAACAAGAACATCGCGGCGGCCGAGGCGGTGCAACTCATCGGTGCATTTTCTGATCCCGGTCTTCTGATGAAGGCGACGCCCAGCGTCGCGCAGTACATGGATGGTGATAAGTTTCACGGTGCATACGGTGAACGCATCGGGCAGCAGATGTTCGAGGTTCGTCGCAAGCTCATGGAGGACACGGAGTCACGGCAGGCCGTTGTCACACTGTGGGATAAGTACAGCGATAACGAACCGAGTAAGCACGACTACCCATGCACCGTCATGCTTCAGTTCCAAGTGAGCCCGAACGCAGAGCTCCAAATGACCACGGTCATGCGAAGCAACGACGTGTGGCTCGGCCTGCCATACGACATGTTCCAGTTCACGCAGCTGCAGATGACGCTCGCCAACTCGATGGCACTCGACCCCGGCATGTATCGTCACATCGCGCTCTCACTCCATATCTACAGTGAGCACGTACACAAGGCTGAGCGCGATCTTCGCGATCCCACCGATTTCACAGAGCAGCCCATGGGCCTCGGACAATGGGGTAAACCGTTCATCGATGCAATGCAGCGTGCGCGCAAACTTCACACGATCGAAGTGAATGACGAGGAGACCAGCAGTGAGCAGTGGTACCGTTCGCGATTTGCGTCCTACCTGGGATAAGACGTGGATGAACATGGCGCACGTGATTGCGGAGCGATCACTATGTGATCGGGACAAGGTTGGCGCGGTGGTCGTCTCCGCGACTAACCGACTGCTGGATACCGGCTATAACGGTCCTCCGCGCGGGATGCCCCGGGACGAGTCTGGATGTGCGAATTGGTGCCCGCGGGCCGCAGTTGGCCTCAAACGTGCGCCTAATCCCGCATACGACGACTGCAACTCCATCCACGCCGAGGCCAATGCACTCCTCTTTGGCGATCGGTCACAGCGGGCTTACGGCACGATTTACATCTCCTCGGGAGTGTGCTCGGGCTGTGCTAAGTTGATCGCGAATAGCGGTCTGACCCGGGTAGTCTGCGATGTCACTCATGTCATGCCTCACCGCGACTCCGATATGTGGTTCACGTGGCTGCGACACTGCGGTCTCCGAGTGGATGAGATGAAGCATTGAGCTTCGACGGTGTAAGACTCCATCTCGTTGATAGCATCGACGAGGTTCTCGCCCTTCGTTCATGGCTAGGAGAACGCCGTGCACATCACGCTCTCGCTTTCGACACTGAGACGACTGGCCTCATTATTGGAACGGATCGTGTCCGCCTCGCCCAAGTGGGCGATCAGTCGCACGGATGGGCTATTCCTCTTGATCGTTGGGGTGGTGTTTTTGAGGATCTGTGCCGAACCTGGGACGGCGGGTGGATCGCTCATAATGCCAAGTTTGATGTGGGCATGCTCGATCACGAGGGTATCTTCATGCCGCGTCCGCGTATCAGTGACACCCGCATTATGCACCATGTCCTCTTTCCTCACTACTCCACCGCGCTCAAGTCCATCTCTGAACGACTGATCGATGCGAAGGCCGCGCACCTTCAGAGCGAGCTCGATCGTGCGATCGGCGGTAAGGGTGGGTGGACGTGGGCCACGGTTCCCATCACTTACCAGCCATACTGGTCGTACGCCGCACTCGACACTGTGCTCACTTACCAAGTCTACGATCTCCTCTTGCCACAGGTTGAGGATGACGCGCCTGACGCCTTTGAGCTTGAGAACTCAGTGTCGTGGGTCATTGAGCGGATGGAGCGCTACGGCGCTCACATCGACACGAAGCTCGCCCAAACGAAGTACATAGAGTTCATGAGGTATGTGGACGAGACGGCCGCGTGGGTGAAGAACGAGTATGGCGTGTCCGCTGGGTCGAACGCCGCGATCGTGAAGATCCTGCAAGGAGAGGGCTATGAGTTCAACAAGGCGACGGCGTCAGGCGCGGTGGCTCTGGACAAGGAAGTCCTCGGCGGCATCGATCATCCACTTGCCGTTGCGATCCTACAACGGCGTCGTCTACAGAAGCTTGCGTCAACGTATCTACTCCACTTCGCGAACGAAACAGACGAGAACAGTCTCATTCACCCTTCCATTAACGTACTGGGAGCTCGCACTTCTCGTATGTCGATGGAACGTCCGAACCTCCAGAATCTTCCTCGTAAATCCGAGACCAACCCAGCGGCCGACGTCGTACGCTCGTGTGTCACGGCACGTGAGGGCCACGTGATGTTGATGTGTGACTTCGATCAGGTGGAGATGCGCATCATGGCGCACATGGCCAAAGAGCAGTCAATGATCGATGCATTTAAGGGCGAGACTGACTTCTTCGTCGCGCTGGCCCGCATGGTGTACAACGACGAGTCGATCGTGAAGTCTGACCCGCGACGGCAGGTGGTGAAGAATGCGGGCTATGCAACCATTTACGGTGCTGGGGTTGAGAAGTTTGCCCGCACGGCGGGGATCACCTACGAGCAAGGTCAAGCAGTTCGTCATCGTTGGAACGCACTCTTCCCTGGTGTTACCCGCCTCCAGCAAGAGGTGCAAAACGTTGCGATTCGTCGACGCACAGACGAGGGGTTACCTTACGTGCGGTGTCCGGTCACACGTCGACGTCAGGTCGCTGATCCGGGTAAGGAGTACGCGCTGGTCAACTTCCTCATCCAGGGTGCTGCGGCTGCTGTACTCAAGAAGAAGCTCATCGAGCTCGACAGTGCCGGCCTCGGCGAGTATATGGTGGTGCCAGTACACGATGAGATCATCCTCGACGTACCATTGGAAGCACTCGACGACGCGGCGGACACTCTTCGCGATATCATGAACGATGACACAATGTTCGACGTCCCACTGTCTGCGTCCGTCTCGTACGGCCCAACGTGGGGATCAAAGGAGTCGTATGTACATCGTGGCAGTTGATCCCGGTAAGATGTGCGGCATGTTCGCCGCGCACGAGAGTGGCAACATCGTCGGCTGCCTCGAGGCACCACCATTCGAGACGATCAACTGGGTCGAGTCCTTCGTTCGTTTACATGAAAGCGCGACACTTCTTGTGATTGAACGTTTTAGCATCGGGCCTGAGACGACGAAGATGACACGGCAATACGATGCACTCGAGACGATCGGTGCGCTCAAGTACGTGGCTGCGAAGCTACGCGTGAGCGTCCGAATGCAGGCCCGTGGTGATCGCATCAAGGTCACCAACGCCACGCTCAAGCAGATCGGCTGGTATTCCGCGACGGCGGGCGGACATGTGAATGACGCAGCTCGTCACTGTTTCGTCACGCTCGCTGTGCGCTTCCCGGATCACGACCTGGTGAAGAAGACATTAGATATGATCTAACTGAACTGAATGAACGGAGAGAACAATGGGATCTCTAAGCCACGCCATCGGTACATGTGTTCTGCCACGACTGTGGTGGCGCTCGGTGGGTAGTATGTGGTGCTGTCCTACGTGTCACAAGGTCTGGTTCGTTGACAACTGGTGGAGTAATAGCGATACCATCAAAGAGTGGAGTCCGTTGAATGGCACTCGCTGACATTCGCAACGGTCGCATCGAGATCGACACCAAGTGGAATGAGCGCGAACTAGTCAAGCAGATTCCCGGTGCGCGATGGGACGCGGTCAATAAGACGTGGCATCTGCCGACGTCGTGGTCCGCGTGCATTGTTCTACGTGGCGTGTTTAAAAATGATCTGACAATCGGATCCGCGCTTTTCGATTGGGCGAGTAAGAAGCGCGTTGAGATCGACGTGCTCACAGAGCTTCGTACGCGCACCACGCCACATCTCGTTAGTGACACTAGACTTTACCCATTCCAACAAGTGGGCAAAGAGTTTATGATGCTAGCTGGCGAGGCGCTCATCGGTGACGAGATGGGTACGGGTAAAACCATCCAAGCACTCGTCGCGCTCGAGGAACTCGGGTCCTACCCAGCGATTGTCATCTGTCCCAACAGCGTGAAGATTCACTGGGCTGATGAAGCCAATAAGTGGGCACCGTCCGCGCAGCCATACGTCATCACTGGTGGCGCGACAGCTCGAAAGAAGATCCTGAGCGCCGCGACAACCGATCCTAACGCACTGATCATCGTGAACTACGAGGCTCTCCGAACGCTGACGCGACTCGCGCCGTACGGCAGCACGAGACTCAAGCGATGTCGCGAATGTGATCGTCGCAACGGCGAAGAGAACATCACCGCAACCCAGTGCCAGGTACACCCGAAGGCTCTCAACAACATCGCATTCCGAACGGTGATCGTCGATGAAGCGCATAGGATCAAGGATCCGCGAAGCCAGCAAACCCGAGCCGTGTGGGCAGTGGCACATGGTGCTGCTGTGCACTATCGCTGGGCACTCACGGGAACACCACTGGCAAACCATCCCGGGGACTTATGGTCCGTACTGCACTGCATCTCGCCCACGGATTTTCCGACGAAGACTCACTTCGTGGATCGTTACTGTCTACAGTCATGGAATGCTTTCGGTGGACTCGACATCGTTGGCGTCAATCCCGCTAATCGGGATGAATTCTTCAATCTGCTCGATCCGCGTTTTCGACGAATGCCGAAAGCGCTGGTTCTGTCGCAGCTACCACCTAAGGTGCGTAGTACCCGATGGGTGGAGTTGGGCACTGCGCAGCGTCGACAGTATGAGCAGCTAAACACGGGTCTCGCAACGATGACGTCGGGTGGTGTGCTCGTTGCGCCGAACGCACTCGTCGCAAAGCTACGTCTGATGCAGTTTGCGTCTAGCACAGTCACCGTGGCAAACTGGACGAACAGCCTCGATGATATGTCCGTTGTGCTCACTGAACCATCGCCCAAGCTCGATGAACTTGAGGCAATCTTCGATGAGATGCCCGACAAGCCGATCATCGTCTGCGCTGAGTCGCGGCAGCTAATCGACCTCGCCTCGATTCGTCTAAGTAAGCGCAAGATTCCGCACGGCTTGATCACAGGCACAGTGAACGAGTTTGAGCGCCAGCGTGTCCTGCGCGAATTTCAAGCGGGCAGGCTTCAAGCGCTCCTCTTCACAGTGAAGGCGGGTGGCGTTGGTCTGACGATGACGGCAGCGGATACGATCGTATTTCTGCAGCGGTCCTGGTCGATGATCGACAATAAGCAGGCCGAGGATCGTGCTCACCGTATCGGATCCGAGCGCCACGAGTCCATTCACGTCATCGACATCGTCGCACGTGATACAGTCGAGGAGGGCCAAATCGCGCGGCTCACTGAGAAGTTCATGCGGCTGCAAGAGATCGCGCGTGATCGGTTGCTTATCGGCGACCAGCAAATGTTTGACGAAGAGGAAGCGCAAATTCTCAACTCGGAGTTGTGATGAACGGCAATGACGTCATCGAGTATCGTAAGCGGCGCAACCTCTCGCGTAAGGCGCTGGCCGCAGCGACGGGACTCACTGAAGGCAAGATCTGGCGCATTGAAAACAAGAGCATCATCTACCCAGACGAGCAGCACTTGCTCGATCTCGTCGGCGTGATTCCGGTTACTGTGGATGGCGTCGTCGAGATCAACCCAGCGCAAATCCAGATCCCAATCGCACATACCGCCGTTACTGGTGTCATCCCAGCGGAGACAGAATCCACGCCTGTGGTTGTCGATACGGCCGAACCAGTCGACTTCGGTGAGCTTCTCAAGTCCGTCGCAACGTCATACGAGCACTACTTCTCCAACAGCGAACTCAAGACCTTCAAGCGCTGTCGTCGCAAGTGGTGGCTGGGTTGGTTCCGCGGCTTACGGCCGAAGCACGAGTCACCCGTTGGTGTGCGACAGATCGGCGATCGACTCCACCGTGCGCTCAAGGAACACTACGTTCCGGGTGGACCCAAGACGACGAATCAACTTCTTGACGCACTCGAGCGCGAGATCACGCTGGATCGTACGACGCTGGGTGACACCATCTCGTATGATGTACGCGAGAAGTTCGAGAAGGAGGCCGACCTCGAGCGCATCATGCTGGAGGGTTACCTCGAGTGGCTCGCGGACACGGGTGCGGACAGCGAACTCGAAATCGTCTCGGCCGAGCAGTATCTCGAGGCCGACCTCTCTGAGTTCAACGGCACGGTCGCGCTCATCGGCAAGATCGATGTTCGCGTGCGTCGTACCATCGACGGCGTGCACCTCTTCTTCGATCACAAGTCAGTTGGTGACCTTCGCACGCCGACACTCACGCTACCGCTCGACGAGCAGATGCTCCACTACCACTTGCTCGAGGCAATGATCGTCGGTGACGGTGAACGCTGCGACGGTGCACTCTACAATATGCTTCGCCGAGTGAAGCGGACGCCTCGCGCCCAGCCGCCATTCTACGCGCGTGTGGAGGTGCGACACAACGAACACGAACTCAGCAATTACCGTCGCCGCGTCGTCTCTGAGATTCAAGACATCCTCGAGCTTCGTAACAACATTGAGGCGTGGCCCGAGGCAGCGGTGCACAGCGCATATCCCAATCCCACGCGTGACTGCACCTGGGACTGCCCGTTCTTCTCAGTATGTCCGATGTTCGACGACGGGTCACGCGTGGAGGACATGCTCAGTGAGTACTTCACTGAGACGAACCCGCTGGAGTACTATCTTCGAGAGATCCTCGGTGAGACGGAAGGAACGACGAACGAATGAGCGTTGCTGCAGCCGTTGTATTAGAGTGCCGCACTGATGAGGTACGTCGATGGATATTACACGCGTGCAACACTGAACGCGATCACATTCAAGCGTACGCGAACGGCCAGCTTACGTGGTTTCGCATACCCAGAGAAGATGGGCGTGGCGTCAAACCCGGTAACACCGCAAGTGATTGCTCACGCGCACTTGTGCAAAATCTCTTGCATATCTCATCACATCGCCAACAAGCACTCAAACTTAAACACGTGCGTCGTATCGCACTTCTTTCAGCGCTTGGAATCACCTTCGTTAAGAAAGGTGAATGGTGATGAAGGAAGAAGTCCTCTCCATCCTTATCCACGGCGACAGCAAGGTGGGCAAGTCCACGTTGTCGTCGACCGCGCCACCGCCCATCCTCGTCATTGATGCAGAGGGATCCTGGAAGTTCATCAGGACTGCGGGCTTTCAGGGCCCACCACTCCGCAAGACAACGTGGGATCCGGTCAACCCTCCGCCACGCTATGACGGCACATGGGATGTGTGTTACGCCTCTGTGCACAACTGGGATTCGATGCGTCGGATCTACGCGTGGCTGACACAGACGGAACACGACTTCGTCTCCATCGTGCTCGACAGCATCACGGAGCTTCAGCGACGGCTCAAGACGAACATCGCAGCCGACGGCGTGATCAAGGGTTATGACGGCTGGGGACAGCTACTCGTTCAGATGGACGGCCTCATTCGTGGCTTCCGCGATCTCACAATCCAACCGGGTCCGGTGCGCGTCGTTGTGTTCGTCGCTGAGACCCGTGAGACCAACGGCAAGTGGCGTCCTTATATGCAGGGACAGATCAGCGTATCCCTGCCGTACTGGGTCGATGTGTGCGGATATATTTACCAAACACGTGAGGCCGACGCCGACGGAAACCAAACCATAAAGGTGGTGAATCTGTACGTAGGCACCAACCCGCAGTTCGAATCAGGCGAGCGAGTGCAGGGCGCACTTGGCGACAATGTGCGCGACCCGCACATCACACGGATACTTGAGACCACCTACCCAAGCATGACACACGAGCTGGAGACAAAACATGAGTGAGATCGACTGGGCAACACTCCAGAAGGAGGCCAACTCCGCTGGCCTTCTTCCGGACGGTGACTACAGTGTCATCTGCATCGAGGCCAGTGCCACCACGTCATCGACTGGCAAGCCGATGATCAAGACCAAGTTCCGCGTCACGGACGGCCCACAGAAGGACAAGCCCATCTGGTCGCAGTTCGTCGTGTCGCCGGAGTCGGCGATGGCACTACGCATCTACTTCCAGCACATGGCGGCCTTCGGCCTGGACTCGTCGTTCTTCGCGAGCAACCCGACGATGGAGGATGTCGCGCGCAATCTCGTCAATCGTGGCGCGCTGATGACCCTCGGAACGCGGCCCTGGCAGGGTCAGGATCGGAACGACGTCAAGGGTCTGAAACCTCTTCCGTCGGGCGCGCCTCTGGCGCCTGGTGTTGTCACAGGGCCGCCAACGTTCTCCTCTCCGGGAGGCGCTCCGAACCCCATGGGGGGCATTCCGTCGGTTTCGCCGGTCGCGACCACCAGCGCCCCGGCGACGCCGTCCGCACCGCCCACGCAGCCCTTCTGAGTTCAGACAGAACGAGGCGCCACTGCGGTGCAGTGAGGCCGAGGATCTGATCCGGCAAGCGGCAGATCCTCGGCCTCACACCTACGTAAAAGGAGAAAACATGGGCAAGATCATTGGCTACGGAAAGCTAGGACGCTCCATGCCACACACACTCGAGAAGTGTG